CGATGCCGACTCAGGAAACGATGAAATCGGCAGAATAGTCGAATGGCAGGGGCCGAAAAGCGGACCATACAATTTCCTCGGATTTAACGATGTAATTGACAACATTATGCCCCTTGCTCCGGTCGCTCTTTGGCAGGACTTGAATAGCCTTGCAAATAAGCTGTTCCGCAAACTGGGACGGCAGGCACTCAGACAAAAGACTATAATAGGCGTGCCGGTCGGCAGCGACAAGGATGCCAATAAATACAAGAACGCCAATGACGGCCACATTGTTCCCCTCCTTAATCCTAAAGGGATAGCGGAAATAAAAAGCGGCGGTATCGATCAACAGGCTTTCCTGTTCTCTCTACAACTCAAGGAACTGACTACCTATATGTACGGCAATCTCGATGCGCTCGGGGGATTGAGCCGTATGAGTGAAACCATCGGTCAGGACCAGATGTTGACAGCTAATGCAGGCAATCGTCTTGAGGCTATGCAGGAAAGAACTATTGAATTTACTACTGATGTAGTTACGGACCTCGCCTGGTACGTCTGGACAGACCCAATCAGAGAGTACCCTGTTACTATCAACAAGTACGGAACCAGCGTAGGAACATCGTTAAGTGTAATGGACAGGGCGACAGACTTTTTCCACTTCAACTTTGAAATCGAACCGTTCTCTATGCAGCACCAATCGCCGGCGGCTCGACTCTCGGCTATAGCACAGATATTTGAAAGGTTTATTGCGCCTTATGCGGCGGTGCTTGCGCAGCGGGGTATTTTCGTAGATTTTGAGGCCCTTCTTAAAATCATCGCTAAGTATGCGAACCTGCCGGAGATTAACGATATTCTTACCTATACGCAGCCACAACACCCGGCTCAGGCACCTGGAGCACATCAGGCGCACCAAAGCCCTGTTACCACACGCAACTATGTAAGAGAGAACAGGCCGGGTGCAACACAGCAGGGCAAGGATTCAGTTATGCAAATGTTATTGTCGGGGGGGAATCCCCAAAACTCACAGAAGGCTCAACTAACAGGATAAAGGGAATTGAAAAAATGGAAAAAGAGAAAGACAGCAGAAGCGACCTTTGGATAAAGATGTTGATGGGCTTGATTATTGCATTGTTTCTTGCCGGATTCGGCTATCTCGAAAAGAAGAAAGTGGACACAAATGTTTTTAGTCTAAATCGAGAAAATCAACAGCAACAGTTCAAGCGAATAGAGCAAACAATGATTCGGATAGAGCGCAAAATTGATGGAACGCATTTTACGAAGGACAAAAACTGATGCCTATTTATTGCTTCAAGTGTCCGGCTTGCGGAGCAACCAAAGAAGTGATTAAGCCAATGTCAAAATACAAGTCGCCTGAGTTATGTGATGAGGATTCCTTTGTTATGAACAGGGATTTGCTGGCTGAGCACGGCGAATTCAAGGATACGCCTGCTAATTGGCCGCAGTACAGTGACGCAGCGGGTGTAGGTGAGAGCCAGATAGTCGAGGCTCAAAGGGAAATGACAAAAGCCGGCTGTCCGACCAATTATGATGAGCTTGGACGAGCAGAATTCAGGAACCAAAAACATCGCAAGAAAGCCCTTCGAGTGATGGGAATGTTCGATAGAAATGCCGGCTACGGCGACCCTGAGCCGGTGAACATTTAAGGGAAATAAAAACCACTAATACAAGGAGATTATTATGGTAGAGGCCATAGAAAAAGCAGAAGAGGTCGAAGAGACTACAGAAACCACCGAAAAAACTGACAGCGAGGCTGCTGCAGCCGAAGCTGCTGCAAAAGAACAGTCGTCGATTGACGAAGAGACACTTAAAGTTTCACAGAATTTCGATAAAAAGTTAGCTGAAGTCGAAAGTGAAGATGAGAGTGATTCTCCGCCAGGCGATGATACTCCGTCTGACAGTACCAAAACCGGCGATGATAAAGATTCCGCCGAAACTACCGGCGATGATAAAGATTCCGCCGGCAAAACCGAGGAAACCACCGAACAACAGACCGAATCTGTAATCAACGATGATTTACTTAACCGTGCTCTGGATGCAGGATTTGACAAGGACGAAGCACTGTCCTACAAAAATCCTGACGACCTGCGAAGGACGCTGGACATTATCGGTAAGATTTCGTCCGAAAGTACGGACCAGCAGACCCAGGACACCGGCCAGCAAACGACCACGAAAACAGATACGTCTATCAAACCGTTTGAGCCAGAGGAGTTCAAGCTTGAATTTGAGAACAAGGAGCAACTTGCACCTGAGATAACGGGTGTGGTTGAAAAGCTCAATCAGCACTATGCCGAGCAGATGAAGAAAATGAAGGAGCATTATGACGGCCAACTGAAATCTGTTTCGGATCAAGTCGCTACTTCTCAAAAAGCTGTTGAAAGCAAAGCCGCTTTGGAATTTGAGACTCAGTTCGACAAACTGGTAACAGAACTCGGTGCTGATTATGAAACCCTTGTCGGTAAAGGAGCAGGACGTGAACTTGACGACAAGAGCGAGGCGATGGCAAACCGCAACAAGATTATCAGGACAATGAATATCATCGACAAAACATACACAGCCGACAAGCAACAGCTTCCGCCTCTTAATGAAGTGTTCAAACAGGCTGTAGGAGTGGTTTTCAGAGGTCAAACCGAGAAGATTACTAACAAGAAGTTGGCTGCGACAGTAACGGCTCGCAGCAAACAAAGCATTAACAAGCCTACTGACCGTTCACCCAAAGCAAAAACTGCGGATGAAGAAATCATCGAGATAAGCGAGAACTTCGACCGCGAACACCAGGGAGATACGGATTAGTTAAGAACAGAAAGGAAGGTACGGAACAATGCCAGCTACGATAAGAGAGCAAGACATAGCTGATATGCTTACCACGACCCTTGCGAAAATGGGGACTGGCAGGTTTTGGCAAATAGCCCAGGAACTTCAGGAGTTTGAAGTTATGGGCAATATTCTCACGAAACGAGGTGGAGTCAAGGTTATCGATAGCGGAATTGCCGTTGAGGAAACCCTGATGACTGCCTTCGGCGGTCGTTCTCGATGGGTCGGACTCTTCGAGGACGATGTGTACGACTTCAAAGATGTGCTCAAAAAGATTCGGGTCGAATGGTGTTACCTTAATGACAATATGATGTTCGAGCGCAGGATGACCCTTATGAACCGGGGTAAGGCCAGAGTCAACAATGTTATCAAGCCGCAGAAAATGGCAATGATGCTGAGGGTGGCCCACACCCTCGAAGATGCGTTTTTCGATGATTACGATGAATCGGCAGTCCTCAAAATGTGGGGGCTGAAATACTGGATTGTGAAGAACTCCTCGGCAGGCTTCAACGGCGGTTCTCCTAATGCAGACGGCCTGAGAATAGCCGGTCTTTTACTTTCAACAGCCCCGACATTCAAGAACTACACTTTCACTTATACGGCTGTAACAAAAGCAGACTTCGCTAAGAAGCTGAGGAAAGCACATCGAAAGACAGGCTGGAAATCCCCGGTCAATATAAAGCAGTTCAGGGGTGACTTCGGCGAGAGACGGGTACTTTATGTTAATGAAGCAACGATTTCCAATATAGAGGACATCGGCGAATCACAGAACGAAAACCTCGGTCGGGATTTTGCACCTTACGATGACACAATGGTATTCAGAAAGCACCCGATACGTTGGGCTGTCAAACTCGATAGTGATACATCGAACCCTGTGTATCTGCTCGACAAGGCAACGATTCATCCGATTGTGCTCAAGGGTGATTATATGCGCCAGTCGGATGTTTATCCTCTCCGGGGAAAGAAGCATAACGTATTTGTTTCAGACATCGACCATACGATGAACACTATTTGCATCAACCGAAGAGCCAATGCCGTTGGGTATGTTGCGTGAGGTATGTGAAAGCAGAAACTTAAATTAACCGTGTAAAAAGCGGATAAGGAGAAACTAAAGATGGATAATTTAGCTACGTATGAAAACCAAGCGCGTACCAATAGGCGGAAGGTGTTTTATACCGGCACCGATGCTCTATTGAAGGGTGTGCCTCTGGCATACGATTTCGATGATACCGGCGATGGTATATCGGGCAACGGTCAGGAAGCTGACGATGCCTGGGGTGGCAGGGGAAAGCGTGTCGTAAAACCTTCTGCAAACACAGAACACTTTGCAGGGGCAACTGTAACGTCTTACACAGCCAACGCAAGCGGCCAGTGGATTGAGATTTACGAGCCGGGCAGCGAGTGTGAAGTTTACTGTAAGGTAAATTGCACCGTTGGTTCTACGGTACTGAATTGGGATTACACCCTCAATTACTTTATGAACGATGCCTCTAATCAGGGCTACGGTGCCGCCCTTGCACTACAGACTGTTGACCGCAGTTCAACCGCTGGTTTGGTATTTGCCAAGCTGCTTGATGGTGCCAGAGTAGCCGCAACTTCATAGTGAACGTATCCGGCTTGCCGGAAATGATAAAGAAAGGAGGTGTGCCTTATGGCCCCTCATAATATTCCTGCTGCCTTACTGCAGGGCCACGCAACTTTCCCTACATCAGGGAGAGCGTGGATGGTAAATGACGTTGGCTTTATGCTTGCCTGGGGAGGTACGGTCCCAACTGCGGGACTTACCCAGTACGGCAAGGGCTGCCTTTTTCAAAATACTGCGTCCGGGGCAATTTACATCAACGAAGGAACAGTACTCTCTTGCGACTTTCAGATTTCAACTGCTTCGGCTGGTTCCGGTGCTTTGGCGACTGTCAGTCAGGCTGTTGTTGCTAATGATTCTGAGATATTGTTACTCGAATCCGAATGCGCCTCGAATGACTCAGAAATCTTGCTTTTGGAATCAGAGTGCGCAACAAACGCAACTGCAATAGCATCTAACAATTCCGAAGTTCTGCTTTTGGAATCAGAGTGCGCCAGTAATGACTCTGAGATTTTGTTACTTGAATCAAGAGCGACAGGACTGGAATCAGAGGTTCTACTACTGGAATCGGAGTGCGCGTCAAACAACTCCGAGATACTTCTGTTAGAATCTGAGTGTGCAGCGAATACTTCACAGATAGCACTTCTGGACGCGGCGGGTTTAGCTGATGCTGCAAACGATATATCCGCTAACCTGGTTGCAATAACCTCGAACAACTCTGAGATTCTTCTACTGGAGTCCGAGTGCGCCAGCAACGATTCGGAAATCCTGTTACTTGAATCAAGAGCGACGGGTCTTGAGTCTGAAGTACTGCTGCTCGAATCGGAATGTGCATCCAACGATTCCGAGATACTACTGCTTGAATCAAGAGCAACTGGTCTTGAGTCTGAAGTACTGCTGCTCGAATCGGAATGTGCATCCAACGACTCGGAGATTCTGTTACTCGAATCGACAACTTCGGCGAACACAGCAGAAATTGCTAACAGAGCGTCTGAGATTTTACTGCTTGAATCAAGAGCAACTGGTCTTGAGTCTGAACTATTACTACTTGAGTCAGAATGTGCATCGAATGATTCAGAGATATTGCTCTTAGAATCGAGAGTAACTGCTCTGGAAGTGTAGCGTAGATGAGAACGGACAGGGTGGGGCTTAACGGCCCCATCCTGTCAGGATTACTTATATGGAGCAAAGAAAGCTAAAAGTCGCTCATTTTGGTCAGTTTGGTCCCAACCAAGCAGGGATACATACAACTGCTATGGAAATGATTATGGCTGAGAGGCTTGTCGGTATCGATTCTCAGTACATAGATTTCGATGGCAAAAAGAACAAACCCTCCAGAGTAGGATTAACTGACGGCAGCGTTACCACTGTCGGGCCGAGTTTCGCCGAGAAGGCCGACATACTGGTACGTCATTCCGCGATTCCCTGGCAATTTTTGGGTAAATACAAGCCTATTGTTATGTGCATACACGGCCGGCCGGAGTACACTTTCCTGTTGGAATATTACGGTAGAGTAGGGCTTATCCAAGAATATCTCAAGTGTGGAAAGAACCCCCAGTACAAGTCTTTTATCACGTTTTGGAAGGAGCATATTCCTTTTCTAGAATGGCTGCTGCCTGATGCAAAAATCGATTTTGTGCCGGCTATGGTTGATTTGGATAAATACAATCCAGTTGGGATGAAAGCAGTTTTGGCCCCCAATGAGGGAAAACCTAATATCGTTATTGCTGATAATTTCAGGACTGATACTACGCCGTTCAACGTACTTATGGCAGCCGCTCTTTTTGTCAAACTATATTGTCCCAAAGGCAGGGTACATATCTTCGGCTTACAAAAGAGCAACCAAAGCCCTGTAAAAGATATGGCCGATATGTTGAAAAGGGCCAATATCCTCGGCAAGAGCACCAGTTTGGTAAGGAATATTGAACAGGTTTACGGGGCCGCCGACATCGTTGTTACTCCCCAGGTGATAGCAACAAGGGTGGTCAGGGAGGCATTAGCTTCTGGAGTACCTCTTGTTGCAGGTAAGGGCAATCCATATACCCGATACACGGCAAACCCCAGGGATACGAGGGGTTTCGCTTCTGAGATAAACAAGTGCTGGCGTGATATTAAGAAGGGTAAACAGAGAACGAATCCAAGAGAAGTCGCCGAGGAACATTTCAATCTCGAACAGGCAGGCCAAAAAGCATTGGAGGTCTATGAGAGAATTATGACAGAGCAAAGAACAAACCAAAAGTCAGCGAAGGTAGAAGTACTGAAGGGACCCCGGATTTTTAATTTTATACCCTATGATACGGAAGAGAATGTCGGGAGGGCCTACAATCACTATATGGAACTGATAGAGGATGATGATTGGGCTTGTTTCATCGACCACGATGCTATGTTCACTACCCCTGATTGGTTCAAACAGATACAGAAGGTTATTGCCGCGAATCCTGAATATGGCTGTCTGTCCGCAATAGCAAACCGTGTCGGAAACCCTGCGCAGAAGGTAGCAAACCTTCAAGATACACACGATATTTTGTATCACCGTAAGATTGGCAAACTCATCCAGCAGCAGCAGGGGACAAAGGTAAATGATGCTACCAACACCCATTGTATCAGCGGTGTGGTGATTCTTGTCAAGAAGAGTGTTTGGAAGAAAGCCGGAGGTTTCGCCGATGGTTTTCTCGGTGTTGATAACGACTTTCACACAAGAGTTGTGAAAGCCGGAGAGAAAGTGGGAGTGATGCGTGGATTGTACCTGTATCATTTCTACCGCGCAGCTGACAGCAAATACAAACCAATTTTGACATAAAAGGAGAACGCAGATGAAACCTGAATGGACAAATGTAGGAAATATAACGGTAGTACAGGCGGCTCTTGCCGTTACCGCAAGGGATAATGTCTCTGTAGATGCGTTAGCTTCGACAAAAACAGCCATTTATACGGTTTCGCCGGGAGCAAAGTCGGCCGAGGTAAGATTCATCACACCTGCCGATGCGGATGCGTGGGTAGTTGAGATGTACGCAGCCAGAGGTAAATACGACCATTATACGAGGGTGGCTACCTTGACGCTGACAGGAGGCACACAGAAACATTCAACCAACAAGGTCTTTGTTGATACCCTCGCGGCAACCAACGAAAAGTGGTACGGAACTTTTGTTACTGCAAAAGAAGTCTGTTCGGCAGTTAATGATATTGCACGCTACTACTGGCAAAATAACCTCTATACCCGCTTTTTGTTTATTGCCTCTACAATCGAGGCAGGAAAGACGCTTGAAGTTGAGGTCGCCGAGATGAATGAGTCGTATTGATAACGCAGGTAAATGAAACCGAAAACGCTATAAAGGAGATTTTATGGAAATGAATGAAAATCACAGAGAGGTATTGTCGGCATTATTGGGCGTGAAGAAACTATCGCCAGAAACAGAAGCACTTTATTTTGCCGTCAAAAAAATGGCTGACCGCAGGGATGTATTTTTCAATCCTCAAGTGCTTTTGATGATTGCGTGTTTATCAAAGGTGCAAATGGATATTGAGCAGGTCCTTTCTGCAGAACTGCCAGAGGAAACGGTAGCGAATACATCGCTTACACAAGATGGTTCAGTAACAAAAGAAAATCCACCCAAACCACAACTTGAAGATAAGCCTTGCAGTGTTTTCTATAACGGGCAAGAGGAAAAAGCCCTTTTGCTTGGTGACCAGCAAGGCACAGATGAAACAATGTACCGCGTTAAGTTGTTAGCCGGTAAGGGAAAAAATACGATAATTGAAGTTGTCAAACACAACGTCAAATTGAAAGAGTAAATTATGTCAAACGAACTTAGGTTACTAAGGGCTTCTGGCGATGACATTCACGCCAGACTCCGCAATCCGGCGGGGGAGATATGGAACACCAGCAGCGAGGACTTTGAGGCTTATGCCGGCGGTAATGTTACCAGTTACAATATTGCTATAGTGGATAAGGGCGGCGATTTATATGTCGGAGACTTGCCTGTTCACGCCAATATACCGAGGGGTGCGTATATCGCTCAATTCTATACCTGGGACGGAGCAACACCAACTACAGGCGATGGCCTTGTCGGCGGAGGTATTGTTGGATGGGACGACCAGCTTGGCAAGGGTGGGATATCATTTACATACACACTAACAGACGACAATAGCGACCCTGTGGACAATGCTCAGGTATGGGTAACGACAAGGGACAACTCTGATAACGTCTTAGCGTCCGGCGTTACCGACAACAACGGCCAGGTAATATTCTGGCTCGATGCAGGGAATATTGACGTATATCGACAAAAGGGCGGGGTTAATTTTACTAATCCAGATCAGGAGACGGTAAGCTGATGGCGACAGGAGAAGGAACAGGAACTAACGCAACGGCCGGAACAACGGTCGCTGACGCAACAGAATCAACCTTATCTCTTGAGATGCTGGATTTACAGAGGGAGATAGGTCATTGCCTGGGACACGGCAGGGATGAAACAAAATGGTCAAAGGGCGAACAGGATGATATTGACGCTGCCTTGAATAGCGGACTTCGCCAATTCTATTTTCCGCCTGTGCTGCAGGGAGAAAGCTCGGCTCACGAATGGAGTTTCCTAAGACCAATAGACACGCTGACAACGGCAGCCAGTACAGGTGATTATGATATGCCGGCCGATTTCGGGGGCATAGAAGGCCCTATGACTTTTGCCCCGGTTACTGGTTATCCTCCGGTCGTGGTGGTTGGGGAAGGTGAAATCAGACACCTTAGACAAGTCAGTAGCCTCAGCGGACGGCCTGCCTATGTGGCTATCAGGCCGGTTGAGAGTGATGGCAGCGGGGGCCAAAGATTTGAGGCCCTATTCTACCCGACTCCCGATGCTGCTTATGTACTGACTTACCGAAAGACTATCCTGGCAAACGCCCTTACCTCGAGCGCACCTTTTCCTCTTGGCGGTATGGCTCACGCTCAGACTGTTTTGGCGAGCTGTCTGGCAGCCGCAGAGGCCCAAAGCCTTGACGGGCAGACCGCAAAGATGCAGTTGTTCCTACAAAGGCTTGCCGCCAGCATAAGCTACGACAGGAGCGCAAACAGTCAGGAGCATTTCGGATATTGCGGAGATGATTCTGATGAGGCGCATAGACCAAACGCGGTAAGACGAAACGAGGCAAGAGTAACCTATAACGATGTAGAAGTTTGATTGGAGTGAATGATGGCTTCTGATTTTGTATATTCAATATCTGATAACAAAATTATCCAGTGTAACGGTACTTCGGGTACGCCTAAGAATTTTGGTGATATGCACGATGCGGATATGGCAGGGACAGTAGAATTACTTGCTGCAGTTGCCGGTGTCGATGATATGACCCTGGATTATCAGGTACAGCCGGCGGAATCCAAAGGTCTATTGATTGACTTTGTGGTTGCAGCCAAAACTGCCGAGGCCGATTATATTTACCTCACAGGTACAGATATAGATGGTAACGCTCAGAATGAATCAATAGACGTTACTGCAGGTAACGACACCTATACAACAACCTTATGGTGGGCCACTATTACAAAGATTGAGTGTACCGATGATGCTGTAGGAACTGGAGTTGCTTGGGCTGATGGCACTATTCAGGCTATACAGAACCGTTGGGGTGTCGTCCACGAAATAGTTGTCGATGCTGTTTATAAAATCGATTGCGATGTCCAGTTCGGAGATGATTCGACCTCTTCATATTTTGAATCATTGAACGAACAGGTCTATTTTGCAGATGATGTTGCATTTCAGGTAAGAGATAGTGCCAACCTGCAGTTAGGAGAAAAGCAGGGTGATTACGGCATAAACGGCTCGATGTGGAGTGTCGGAGACAATGCTGCTTGTTACTTTATAAATACTACAGATACGACCGCCGTTTTCAATATGTATGCCAGCCTGCTTCGTTTAAGAACAGACCAAATCTACTATTGGGGCAACGGCAACTATGAAATCATCGATTCTATTATAAGTGGTACATTTACCGGTTGCTCAATACAGTTTCGCGCCGGAACTGGTATTCTTACAAATCTTAAAATTAACAGCATAGAAAGAGCTTATTTCTATACAGACCCCACCTTAACTGTAACTGGCTTCCACATACATTATTGTGTGTACGGCATAGTATGTTCGGCGGAATATGAAGTGACAGGTTTTCTTGTAACCGAAAAAATAGGAAACTATGAGGTTAAAGAAGATACCGGAGAGACTATTTATATTATAAATCCGCTTGCTCATCTAACTTCCGTAATGTGTGGTCACGCCGACTCTGTTATCTTAGAGCAATACAGTTGTGATATTTTAGCGACAGATGAAGATGGCACGGCATTAGGCGGTGTTACTATCGCCTGTGTCAGACATCCTTTGGTTGAAGGAGGAGACGGCAAGGTATATGTGGCTATACAAGACTCAACTGCCAAGACCCCTGATGGTGGAGGAGAGCCGACCTATTGGGAGGATGTGGACGATTATTATGATGCAGCTGATATACCGGCCTGGTCTCCGACTATAACTTACGATTACAACGAAGCGGTCTTTAGTGAACTACAGACAGGACGAATATCGGTAGATTTGGCTCCGAGGAACGGCACCTATGTTGAGGATGGTACCTACGGCGGGTATCCGAGCTATGCGATAGGGGCCAACTTCTATATTTGGTCGGATGGTACAAACTGGCAGCTATCTGCAGCAAAAGGAACTCCTAGTTGGGAGGGACCACTGTTGGCCGCTGGTCCATACGGAGCGTATGATTCAGGAGCAGGCCCGGCAACCGCGTCCTGGCTGGCTCCTGTTCAAATTGATACGCAGTATCTTGATTATGCTAAGTGGACGACCACAGACGAAATTGAGCAAAGGTGGGAATATGTGTTTACCTTTTCAATAATACATCCTGCCTATCCGACATTGACAATCAACAGGGAGATTGCAAGTAAGATAATAGATTGGACTATCGGTATGCCGGTAAGTAGTGCCTCTATTGATACTGCGCTTCAAGCGGTAATAGAATCCCATCACCTTGACCACGTTGCCGCTGCAGGGACAGGTTTAGTGCAACTACAGGCCGACCAGGAGGTAAACGCTACAAAGATAGGTGGAGAGGCTGTATCTGGATTAGAGGCTATAAATACGGTCAAGTCGCTTCCTCAAGGACCGGCCACAAGTTAGGGAGATTGAGAATGGGTTTGAATACAAGTGCTCTGCAAGTTGTTCTTGACGAGACTGTTGTAACGAACCACCTTGACCATTTAGCAGAGGCGGATACTGGTAAGGTTGCCCTTGCGGCAGACCAAGCAGTTGATGTAACTAAGGTTGGCGGAGATGCTATATCGGGTTTGTCTGATATTGTAGGTATCAGCGTAATGCCGCAGGGGGACTAACTATGTCGATTATAACTGTACCGTTCCCCCTGAAAGGTCAAAACAAAAACTGGGCTTATTCCAAGCAGCCCCCCTTGACCACTCCGTACATACTTAATATGCGCCCTTATGATGTCGATGGAGAAGGTCGCTGCAGGGGCGGTTCCAGCGTAGCACCGCCGGCACTTACCGACCATAGTTCCGTCAATGCCTTCGGAACAGATTATTCTTTGTCTGATTATGAAACCCTTTTACCTGATGCTCCAGAGGACGCTACGGTTATGGCCCTGTACCGAGGCAGGATTGTTTTTGCTGGTCCTGCTGACGGCGTTGGAGATGTACCTGCCGATTTACAAGGCTCTGTTGCTGCAAATAATATTTGGGATGATTACCAATGGGTAATGTCCAGACAGGGGGACGTTGAAGATTACACTTTTGCTGCCGATGATGCTCAGACACCTATTGCCGGCAGCTGTTGTGATGCTGGCCGAATACCCGACAAGATAAAAGCAATTGCGCCTTTCAGTGATGATTATTGCATTATAGGTTGTGAAAGTTCAGTTTGGGTTATCAGAGGAGACCCTGCCTGGGGTGGCTCCATAGACGTTATTATGAACTCCGATGGAATTTTCGGTAATAACGCCTGGTGCTTTGACCAGGATGGTAACTTTTATTTCGCTAACTATACCGGCTTGTATATGCTACCGAGGGGATTAGGGGCCTTGCGGAATTTGAGTAGAGACAAGATACCCAATATTTTCGCGGACATAAGTGCTGCTCATAAAGCAGAGGTTAATTTAGCTTATGATTACGAGAATCAAGGTATAAGTATCAGCTGCCCCGGCCTGGGGGACCCTGCAGGGGACTATGGGAGGTACTGGTATGATTTGAGGACCAGTGGCTTTTTCCCGGAGGAAGATGGTGTAACGGAATCGTCTGAATCGGAAGTTATGTATGGCCCGATTGCTATGGCTTCGGACGAGTGCCAGCGCGGCAAGGTCCTGAATCTTTCAATAACGACAGGCGGTTCCGGTTCTGTAGATTATACTATTTATACAGCGAATAGTGCGATTGAATTAGAGGCTTTAGTTAGAAGTGGCGTTGAAGATTCCGGGGGCGGCTCTCTTGTCGGTTTTGGCAGGCAGGATGTTATTGGTCCGCCAGGCGTACCGCCTTCTTCCGGCGACCTTCTTTTGACAGGGGCCTATCTGGCTATAAAGTTCATCGGTACCGCCTTCGTTCTTGAGAATGTCGTAGTCGAAATTGAGCCTATCGGCGATATGGTTGTTACTGCCAATGGCAAGCCCATCGGAAATCCTATAAGGCCCCTTGTAACACCTAATTCAACCACCTACGGTCCCTTTGGTATTGTCGGGGAAGGATTTACAAGAGGGAAAGTCAGAGAGATAGTTGTTGCAACAAGCAAGGATGCAAACGGATACCTTTATGTCGGCAATAGCAAGATGGAGGTTTTGGCGGCAATAGCAGCAGAATCCTATTCCTGGACGACCGAATTTTCCGAAGATGCCCTCAGTAATATACTCCACCCGAACATATCAGGTTCCTATGCGGCCCTTGTTTTCGATAAGGATACGATTGAGGAGGTAACAATAGGAATAGAGCCAACGAGCCACCTTGTAGTAACGTCCGATGGTAAGCCGATGCAGGCAGATATTAACCCTATCATCGGTCCGTCAACGGCTTCATACGGACCATTCGCAATAGCTGGAGAGGGATTTTCAAGGGGTAGAATTGCGGAATTGGCCGTTAGCCTAAGTACGGCCACGGCAGGCAGTGTATATGTCGGCGATACGAAGAAGGCGGTGAGAGACAAGATAACAGCGGCGACACCTGATTGGAGTTATAGCTTTACTGACGGAACTGTTCAACGGCCGGATGTATATGGCACCTATGCCTCTATCGTATTTAGCGACCCCGATATTGAGAGGGTAAGAGTAGGCATAGAGCCGGTCGGTCAGTTAAGCGTAACTCAACAGGGACAGTTTATCGCAAGTGCTATCAATCCTGTTATTGGTCCTTCTACGACAACATTCAATCCGTTCCGAATTGTAGGAAACGATTTCAGTAAAGCAAAAATCGTAGAGATAGCGGTCATTAGTTCAACAGACACCAACTGCAAGATATTCACAGGGCATAGCGAATTAGAGGTGAAGGATAAGGTGCTGGCGGATTCAAACGATTGGACCGGCTTGTTTGTGGTTTATAACCGGTCGATGCTATACCCGAATGTCTCCGGGGTTTACGCTGCCATCACTTTTGATACAGCTACTATTGAACAAATAAGCATAAAGGTCGAGCCTATCGGCCAACTCATAGTAACTCGACAGGGAGA